CACTCGGCAGCCATAGCGAATGCAGGCCGCCCACCAGCGGCGAGGCGAAATCGGGAATCGCCTCGTAGCGGTCGCTGGGGAAGCACGTCTGCTGCTCGGCATTGAGCAGGAGATGACGCATCAGGCGACCTCGAACTCTACGCCGCGCCAGAAGGCGAGATTGTCCGAAACGTCGAGCGCCATCCCGCAGCGGTTGATGACCAGCACGCCCCACACCGGCGGGAGCACGTTGCCGAACGCTGGCGCAACGGAGAACGGCGCACTGATCAGGCTGCCACCTCCTGGCACGTACAGCGAGCCGATCTGGCGAATGGAGAGCGTTTCGAGCGTCACCGACACGGATTCATCGACGCCGGTCACGCCAGCTGGAAAGATGGGCGAGGCGTCATCGGCCGCGCCCCAGGCGAAGAAGTAAACCGAATAGCGGTCGCCGGCAGAGCCCGATGCCGGCTTGATCTTGAATTGGCAGATCGCGTCAATGTATCGGCTGTTCTGGTTGTCAACCTTCGCGGAGCTGCGCGCGGCGGACGGCGCGAGGCCGTTCAGGGTGATGCCGAAGTTGTTGACGAGGCCAAATTGTGTGCGGATCGTTGACACGCGCGGCTCCTAATCCTGGAGGATGGAAAGATCGTTCTCGCGGACGATGACGAAGTCGCCGTCATTGACGGTGGCCGATGACGACAGCACGCCGCCGCCGAGAAAGTTCCCGCCAACGGCGGCATCCCACATGCCGATGTGGGTGTAAGTCCCGGCGGAAACCTGGAAGAAGAGCGGCGGCACGTTGCGAACCCGCTTTGCGGCGCCGTCGCTGTCGACAGCCGTGAGCTGCGCGAGAGCCAGCCGCGCGTAGGGGCCTCCTGAGGCCTCGCTTTGCCCGGTCTTGCCCGGGTCGGCGGTGTGCAGGCTGCACCAGTGTTCGGCGACCTGGAAGTCCTGCCCGAGGAACGCCTTTTCGAGAATCTTCTGGTCGAGGTATGCGGAAAACGCCATCGTGGTCTCCGTGGGTCAGGCCAACTCAATCAACTCGATGTTCACGTCCGCACGGCTGAGGTCGACCGACTGGCTCCAATCGCCGGCGAAGCGCACGGTGTAGCGGCCCGCGACGGCTTGACCGGTTGGGTCCGTCGAGAACTTCGGACTCGTCTCATAGGGGTCGTAGAAGTAGAACGGTTCCGTTGGGCCCTTGCGAGCGTCGAAAAAGTCACGCAGCGACGCGAGTTGAGCGGCTGTCAGCCGCTTCGTCAGTCGCCAGCGTTTGCGGCTGTTCGTGGCTTGGACGGACCTTTGCGACTCGCCACTGCGATATTCGCTCTCCACGACGGGGTAGGCACGTTCGTGCGCGAAGGAGCGCGAGAGGCTCGCCGGCATCACCGTCAGTGGCGCGGCATTCTGAACCGACCCGGGCATCAGGCGGTCACCAGGTCAATCAGCCGTTGGCCCGGCTGAACGCCCAGCCTGCCAGCTACGAAGCGCGCATACCCTGTCGGGTCATTTCCGTCGGACGCCGGCGCGTACGTGCGAAACATCTCGGCGACAGTCGGAGGCTTGCCGCCTGTGTAGCGCCCGTCGATGTACTGGCCGGCGAGCACGCGCAGGATGCGCCAGCCTTCCTCAAGCGCGCGTCTGCTCATCTCCTCGCGCGACACGCCGGGAAACTGATGCGACGCCCAGCCGACGAAGTCAACATAGCCGCCACTCGTCGGGTAAGGCTGGCCCTTCGCGTCCCGCCACGCGCGAAGGTTGCCGGGATTCGCGTTGATCTGGGCGCGCGTCGGGAAACGGATATTGCGCCCCTTCGGCTGGGCCTCCGTGACGAAGAAGCCCTCGTTCTCGGCGATCGCGCGCGCGAGTTTGTCGAGTAGTTCCTGGCGGGTCATGACACGATCAGCCCCGGACTGAGTTGCAGTCCCGTCATCTCACGCCTCCCGGCATTGGCCTTGGTTGCCGTCATCGTTGCCGCCTGAACGGCGCGCGGATTCTCCACTACCACCCGGACCGTCTCCTTCTCGAAGAACTCCTTTGCTCCCGGCACCGTGATGTTGATCACCGTGGGTCCCGCGGATGACGGCGTCCCGCCGCCGATCCTGTCGAGCGAGGGCAGGCCGCTCAGTCCGGGCAGCGGGCTGCCGTTGCTGTACGAGGGCGACTGGAACAGCGAACCGCCTGTCTCCACCAATGACAGTGGCGTCACGGTGCCCGGCATTCCAGTGGTTTTTTGGCCTGTGGTCATCGCGTACAACTGGATCAGGTCGCGGATCTGTGGCGAGCGGATGGCCAGGTCGAGGTTGCCGCCGAAGGCCGACTTGGCAGTGTCAACGATCTGTTTCAGAATGCCTTTGTCTGAGATGTCGACGCCGTACAGCGCCTTGATCTTCGCCTTGGCCTTCTCCTCGGCCCCCTTCACGAAGAGGCGCACGATACCGGCGACCAGTCCTGCGGCCGCGCCGATCGCAGCGCCGAGCGGCCCGCCGAACTTGAACCCGATCATCGCGCCGCCCGCCGTGGTCTCCGCCATGCCGGTGAAGCCGCCGCGTCGCAGGCCGTCGAAGGCCAGCATCGCGCCTGCCATCAGGGCGGCGTTCGATTTGCCGATGGAGGAGAGCTTCTGGCCGAGCGTGGCGGCCTCCCAGGTGGTGGCAACGCCGGGTGCCAACTGCACGCTGCCGCCGATGCCGAAGAACGATTTCAGACCCGGCAGGAACCCCGCCCAACCCGCCTTCGAGAAGATGCCGCCCGTTCCGGGCGCACCACCCGCCGAGGGCACGAAGGGAGGGGTGGCACCAGTGGGGGACCCGAACACCGAGGGAATGATCGACGGCGTGCCGCCACCGGACGGCACAAACGGCGGAGTCCCGCCCGGCGCGCCGCCGGCGAACACAGGCACCGCCCCGACGCCGAGGATGCCGCCCAACTTGCCGAGCATTCCGCCGCCGATCCCGCCCTGCTGGAACGTGACCTTCTGCCCGGTGAACAACTGCATCAACATCGCCGCCACGCGTGAGGACACCACGTCTTTGATAGCGGTCAGCAGAGCCGTCTTGAGCGAGTTGCCGATCGCGGACCAGATGGACTGCGATTTCGCTAGAAGCGCATCGAAGACACCCTCGGCCTGACGCTTGAAGGAATCGAAGATCCGCTGGTTCTCATCGCGGATGAGTTGGCCCTGGCGGATGGCCGCAGTTTCCCGCGCTGCTTGGATGGCCGCATCCGTGGCTTCCTGCTGTTGGCCGCGAAGGTCCTGCCGTTGCTGGGTACCCTCGGCGATGCGAGCGCGGAGTTCGTCCGCCTGGTAGCCGAGTCGCCTCAGGTTGGCTTCTTCTTCGATCAGCATCCGTGTGGTATCGAGGTCGAACAGCCGCAGCTTGATATCATTCACGCGCTGGAGATAGGCGACCTCGATCTCCATCTTGCGTTGCTCGACCCAGAGCTTCTGCCGCAGCGTCTGCGCGTCCAACGTTTCGACAGCCCGCAATTGGGCATCCCGCCCGTAGCCCGCACGTTGCTCTTCGAACCTGTACACGTCGGCCAGATGATCAAGGTTCCGCCGCGCAATCTCCTCGTTGTTGGCCAGGCGCTTCTGGTAGAGGTCCGACTCCCAGGCCAGGCGCTGCTGATACGCCTCCTGCTGTTCCTTTAGGTAGTCGGCCATCTCCTCTTTCTGCATCTGCCGAACCTTGGCTCGCAGTTCTCGCTCAAGGTTTTCGCGCGTCTTTGCAGTGAGACGCATTTGATGCGTGGCGCCCCGGTCATCGACGAAGGAGGTGTACTTCGAGATCTCCTTCCGCATTTCGAGCAGGATCTTCGCCGGCCCCGTGACACCGTGAGCCTCAGCCGCGAGAGCTGCTTCCAGGGAATCCCGCTCCGCCTGAGCCTGCCGTTTCCGAATCTCCTGCGCCCGTTTCAGGGTTTCGAGGTCCGGCTCGTTCGAGGTTTTGACGGTGATCTTCAGGCCGCCGAACTCGAAGGTCTCCCCGGGCAACAGCTTCTTGCCGGAGATCAACTCCCGGATCTGGTCATCCGTCATGCCCTTCTTGCGCAGGTCATCCACTTTGACCTTGCCCTTGAAGAGGTCATCGCGGAGAGCTTGCCGCTCCATCTCGTCGTAGCGGGCCTTGAGCTGTTCCTGGGTGTTCTTCCACTCCGAGTAGACGATGGCGCCCGCCGCCACCACGCCACCGGCGAGCAGCGCATATGGGTTCAGGCTGGCCAGGTTGAGAGCGGCGATTGCCTTGGCCAGATCCATGATCTTGGTGGCGAGGCCATACGTGGCGAGCACTCCGGCGACCCACAGCGCCGTCTCACCAAACTTGGTGAGGAGGTCGGTGTTCTCCTTCAGCCATCCGACCAGGCCACGCAGGTTTCCTATCAGCGCACGGAGATCATCCTGAAACTTGGCTCCGATGTCCTCCCGCAGGTTGTTGAACTCGCGGCGCAGTGCTCCGAGTTGCCCCTCCACAGTCTGAGAAGCGGCGGCATGAGCGCCCTGGATCTTGGCTCCCTCGCGCATCACCGCGTTGTACCGAACCTGCTTCTCCTCGGCATCGGTCAGCGCGCGGCCCAACTTCAGTTCCTGAATGAGGACTTCCTTTTGGAAGTCGACGAACAGCCCCAGGGTGCGGAGCCCGCGCGAAGCGCCGGACTCGATGGAGAGGACAATCGCATCCATCGCTTCGCCGGCGGACACGTTTTGCACCGCCGCTGCATTCTTCGCGAGTTTAGCCAGACCCTCGGCCTTGGCCAGGTCCATGTCGGCGACGATAAGGCGCTGCACGGCATGTGCCGCCTCAGTGAATTCGAAACCGATCTCCTCGATCGCCGCGCCCTGCTTCGTGGCCGCCGTCGCGCCCACTCCGTGTGCGGTCGCCAACGCTTTCAGGGAAGCTTCTGCCTTGGCGTTCTCGGCAGCCATCATGACGGAGCCCACCGTGAACTCCTTGGCCCAGGCGACCGCGCTTTTGATGGCATCGGCCAGCAGGCTGCCCGCAGTCGCGCCCTTGACCATGGCGGCCGTCATGCCGTCGATGCTGGACGAGGCGCCATGCGCGGCCTTCGCTGCCGTCTGCTCGATGCTCGACAGGCCGGAGTTGACCGTCTTGATAGACGCATTGGCCTTGTTGACATCGACTTCGACGACGAGTTCTAGCTTATTGTCGGCCACGGTTGTTCAACTGTTCACGGTCCAAACGGTCACGTTCCTCTTCGAGGACGAGCATGGCTAGAAACTCGTCGGCCCGGATCTCGTCGAGACCGATCCGGACGCCCAGCTTCAGCGACACCCGTAGATCGATGGCGCGGCGGATGAGCAATCCGGTCTCGGAGGACTGGGCGGCGTCCAGGCGGTCCAACGGGCAGTGGTCGCACTGGCCGCCGTCCGGCGCATCCGGGCACAGCCCCGGATCGCAGAGTTCATCGCGCCGAAGGGCCCAGTGGACCAAGTACCGGAGGGATGGCCGCTCCGGCCACTCCCCGGTCAGAAGTTTGGGTCCCGGTCTTCCTGGAAGCCCGCCTCGAGCGCGTCGATGGCCGCCTTCACCGCGACCGCCTGGTGGATAACGGGCACCTCGCCGGCGTACCCATCGGCCCCTTGCGCCAACCTTTTATATAGAGCGCCCGCCGCAGCCAGGTTGATGGTGAGCTCCTGGCGGTTGAAAGGGAGATCGAGAATCCGCGCGAAGCTGCGCCGGTATTCGAAGATGTCTTTCGCCGAGGGCATCTTCAGGGTGTGACTGGTGACGCCGCCCAGCACTCGGGTCGAGACGCGGAACGCATCGCCAACCTGGACCACGTCATCCACTTCGGCTTGGCTCAGTTGATCGATGATGCGGCTGGCTTCGAAGGCATCGACCGCCGTTTCCTCGCCGTCGCGGATCTTGGCCAGTAGCGCGGCATCGCCGTCCTCCGCGTTGGCGACGGTCGTCTCGGACACTCCGCGGCCGAGTTGCTTGATGATCACCTTCCGGCGGCGCTGGCGCTCCGTCCATTCGTCATCGGTGGGAAAACGCAGGCGGATGGTCTTCACACCGTCCGGCGTCCGGAGGTTCATGGTGATGGGGTTCGTCTGGTCAAACATGAGCTGCTCCTATTGGCCGATGTTGTCAACGCCGCACTTGGCTACGGCCGAGACGATGCCGTTGGTCGCATCCCACATCGGCAGGCACTCGACGGCCACCGTGACGATGCCGTCCGTCTCACCGACTTCAGCGGTGGCGAACGAGACCTTCTGCCACGTCAGGTCGAGCGAGTTGTTGGCGTCGTAGCTGAGCGAAATGACCGCCGTGCCCGTGGTCTGCTGCTTCAGCTTGGTCAACTCGCTCGAACCGTTCTCGAATCGTGCGGTGAAGCGCAGCGTGCCTTGCCGGTTGCCGAACTCGAGGCGGCCACGAATGGCGCCCGACGTCGCATCGCCGGCGCTCTGGAAACCTGAGCCGGGGTAGAAGCCGCCGTCCATCCGGACGTTGTTCTTCCAACTCGTCTCCAGCGAAACGATGTTCTTGTTCGAGACGTAGTTGACGCCGTTGATCGTGAGCGCGAGCGACGCCGATGGAAGCAGTTTCTCCAACGTCGCGGCAGGCATGGCGATGGCCGATGGCTCTGTGGACTTTCCCGAGCCGGCAAACTCGACCGTGATCTTCGAATTCGCGCGGCCCGGCCCCGACCCGATGGAGATGGTCCAGCCTTCGACCACGCACCCCACCGCCATGCGGTCGAGCACCACACCAGCGCCGGGGCGGATCTGCTCGACGAAACTGAAGTACGGCAACTCGGCCGCGTCACCCGAGGCCGGCATCAGCGGCGTGCAGGTGTAGGTGAAGTTGGGCGTCGTGCCGGACTTCACCACCTTGCCCAGGCCAAACGCCATCGCCCAGGCCGCGATCTCCGCACCGAGATATTTCTCAAGGGTCCCGCTGACGTCCCACGAAGTCTGGAAGGACTGCGTCGGGAACTCGTGGCCCTTGCCGAATTCCTCGGAGTCATTCTCGGTGTTGAGCTTCGGGCTGGTGAGCTGCGTGTTCAGCTTGCGGAGCTGCCACATCTGCACGGCGGTGTTGGCCGTCGCGATGTCGGTTTGCTTCTGCTTACCGAAGCAGATCTGAAGTTCCTGGAGTCTCGTCGTTGACATGATTCTCTCTCTCCGGTGGCGGGCACTGGCTCCAGCCTTTGACTAGCAGCGGTACCAGCACTTGGGGTGTGGCTTCAAACTGTTGTGGCTCGCCCTCGCCGTGCGGAGGACGAAGCCAGATACGGGTTTCACTCATCTCCCATCTCCGTAAACGTGAGCGGGACCTCAAAGTAATCGAGGCCCTCGGCATCGGTCTGCCGCTGGATGAGCGGCAGGTCCATCGGGTAACAGGACGCATGCACGGTGGCATTGACCATCGGCACACCCAAAGAGGCCGGCACGCCTTTGGTGATCAGCCGGAACAGCCGGTAGTACGCCGTCGGCGGATCGCCGTCGAAGGTCTCCCGCGCCCGCAGGTACAAGGTCACCTGGTGCCTCCAGACATCGACCGCACCGAAGGTGCCCGGCGTCGTCCCTTGCCAAGTCGCCATGATCGAGGGCGACGGCGCCGTGTGGATCGCGTTGGCGAGGCTTGCGCGCTTAGGATACTGATCGTGGTACGCGAAGACGCGCTGCTCATCGCCGCCCATCTCGGCGACCAGTTCCGGGATGTCCCGCAGGAGCGCGACTAGGCCATCCACAAGATCCGCTGGGTTGATCATCGCTGCTTGCCTCCGAGGACTTTCTCCACCAGCAGACGAGGCTTCATCGCGTCCAACATCTTGCGCGCCGCCTCAACGACGGCGGCCTTGTTTTTCGGCGAGAACACCATCCACTCCTCCCGCTTCTGGTTCGCCCAGGCCTTGATGCGGTCCTTGCGGGTCGAGACGCTGGCCTTGGCCTTGTTCTCGCTCACCGTGCGGACCTGGAAGTTGCGGAGCAGATCGCCGGTGAAGGTCAGATTGCGGCGGTTACCCTTTCCTTTCCGTGTCTTAAAGATCGCGTAGCGCTTGGTGAGTGGCTTGGCGGCGCTGTCGCCCGGACCCTGCGCGACCGTGAGGCGCGACTTCACCGCCGTCACACCGGTGGCGCCCAACTCGTACATTTGCCGTTGGCGGAAGTTGAGCAGATCGAGCCGGAGTTGCTTCTTCTGGTACACCCGGACACTTGGCATCGATCAATCCCTCGGAACTTCCGACCAATTGACCGGAAGTTCAACCGGCCTGGCGCAACCGCAGCACCGCGGCGCCTTCCGCATCGGCTTCGATGTCGAAGACCTTGTAACGAGCGCCAGTGATCTCAACTTCGTCGCCGCAGACGGGCGCAGCCGCCAGATCCGCCAGCCGGATGAACAGCACGGCGTAGACGCCCGGTGAGGCTGCCTCGGCTTCCCGTGCCGGTTGAAACACCGCGCGGACGGTCGCCTGCCCGCCAGCCTCAGGCAGATAGACAACGTCACGCCCGAAGACCCGCAGGCAGGCCTCATCCATCCGGCTGACGGAATCCGGAAACGCCATCAGGAGATGAACGCCCCGTTGAGCCGCAACCGGCCCGTGGCGTCGCCGTCGGCTCCGGCCCTCACTGCAACGCCGATGAGCTTGTTGCTGGTGGCGGTCTTGGTTGCGCGCTTGTTGGTGTTGTCCCAGTAGATGAGGTCACCGGCCGACCAAGCCGTGCTGCCACCGGTCTCCCGCGTCAGGTCAAAGACGCCCTGCACTTGGAACTCACCTTCAGCGCCGCTCGCGTAGTCAGCAGCGGCCACGCCGAAAATTGCGCCGACCAGCACGCCGCCGCCCGAGCTCACCGCATACGGCGCGGTGAGCGTGAGAGTTTCGCCCTTCTGTACGTAGTTCTTCATTGATTCAGTCCTCCTGGATTACGCACCCGCGTTCTTCTGCATTCCGCGCCAGTCGATCGCCTTGGCACCGAAGTCCAGGCGCGCTTTGATCTCGACGCCGTCCACATCGAACCCCTGGCGCGTCTCGATATACACGCCGTCCTGGCCCTCGAGATAGGCGTACTCGATGGTGTCGATCTGGTCGGGCGAGGCGACCAGGTACCACGCCGTGGCGCTCGACGCGTCGAGACGCGGCTCCGCAATGGGGGTCAGCGCCCGGATGTAGTCCGGCACCACGTTGGCCGACTGCGCCGGCGCGAGATTCGCGGCCACCAACTGGAAAGCCGTGAGTTGCAGCGCGACGGGCACGGCCAGATACCGCGGCTGGACGTTCAACACCGTGACCCCGTCGAGGCCCTTCTGTTTGGCCATCACCGCCATGCCCGAGCCAAGACCGGCCAGAGCGAGAGCGCTGCCGCCACCTGAGTTCAGGTTGGCGTGAGTGGCGTGGAACAGCGCCACGCTGTCGCCCATGTTGGGGTTGCCGGTGATGATGCCCCACACGGTGTCGCTTTCGAGCGTCGCCGCAGCCACACCGAAACCGGCCGGAATGCGGGTGAACGCACTCAGGTCGTCGTTGATGATCACCTGCCGCGTGATCGAAACGATCCGGCCGTAGGTGGCCAGCTTGTAGGTTTCCTTCGATTCGGCGATCGAGCCGTGGGTGAACTCGCCTTTCTCATTCACCTTCTGGAGCGACGGCGCCTCGCCCAACTGCACGGCGTTGATGTTCTTGAAGTCCACCGCCGACCGCCGGCGCGAGAACGGCAGGAACGTGCGCGGGTAGGCCTCGTAGGCTTGCCGCAGGGTCTTGTTGGCGACGTCGGCCAGGATATTGGGGAAATCCGAAGTCGACAGCGCGAGGCGGGCGATCTCGTGGCGCGGCAGGCGGCGCGTGCGGGTGCCAGTTCCCTCAAGGCACTCCCGCGCGAGGTCGAGCAGAGTCTGCCCGGCCCAGTCGCGGCCGATGTCGTCCTTCAGAGGGAAGACCGCAGGATCGTAGCGGTGCAGCAACGCTGCCATGATTCCGGCGCGCCGCGTGTCGGCTTCGTCGCGCGTGACCGAGGCGGTTGCGCTGCGAATTGGGGCAGCCTCACTGCGCTTGGCCAGTTCGTCGAGCGCGAGTTTGCGGAAGTCTTCAACCGACGTGCCCGCCTCGACGTGCTGCGAAACCAGATTGCTGTCGAGGTTGACGGCGCGGCCGAGTTTCTCGATTTCGTGGATGCGCGAGCGTTCGGCCAATGCGGCGGCTTGCCGCTCGGCATCCACGTTGATTTCGACACGGGCCTCTTCGCCCGTGGCGGTAACGATGGGTTCGTCCATCTTCTGCTCCTGTGGGCCAGTTGCCCGTTGAAATCTGAATCCAGCGCCCGGATCGGCGCCGATGGGGACAAGCGAAACCTCCTCGGGTTCCCAGTCGGTCACCAGCACCTGGCGCAGTGCCGCTCCCTGCGGCGTCACGTCCTCGACGGCGTGAATGGCGACGCCCATCGAGGCGTTGCGCAGGATGCCGTCCTGGACGTCCTGCCAGACAGGATCGACGTCGGCGCGCTTGGAAAACCGCACGGTGGCCTTGCCGAGACCGTTCTCAACCCAGGCCTTGTTGATCACGCCGATGACGTCATCAACCGTGAAGTCGCGGTGCGAGTTGAGCAGCGGTGCGGAGCCGCTCGCCAATCTCCCAATGCGGACAGCGCCCGTCTCCATGGAGAAGCGCATCTCGAAGGGGCCGCGTCCGTCGTAGCGGCGCACGGCCGCACCCGTGTACCACGTCAGCGTGGCAGTGCGATCGTCGCGGTTGGCCGACGCGAGCGCCTCAAACTGCACTTCCAGCCGTTCTCTCTGTAGGTTCATTTTGAAGATCCTTCTGTTGGGCGCCGCTTTGTGTCACGCGGCGCGGGTCGCAATCGAGTACGATGCCGCGATCGTCGAGCAGCTTGTTGATCTCCGCAATCTGTTCGAGCTGCGCGTCCGGGTCGTAGCCTTGTTCGGCGATCGCCTGGCGCAGGGTGAGCGTGCCGGCACGGATGCGATTGAGCGTCGCCACCGAGTCCTTGTACGGGTCCACGCTGCCGAAGCCGGGCGGCGTCCATTCCGCGTTGAAGGGACCGGGCTCCGGGATCGCGCCGGCGGCGTAGGCGACCGTGAGAAAGCGTTCCCATACCGGCGCACAGAACATCGGGATGAAGGTCAGCCAGCGGAAACCCTCAATCCCGTTGCGAAAGCTCAAAAGCCCCGCGCGGTACGAGGAGTAATTCACCCGCGAGAGGTCGCCGGTCAACTGCTCGTACGTAAGCTGCAGGCCGGTGGCAATCTGAGCCTGCTTGGCCGCGACGTAATCGCGGTAGCCGGCGGACGGCGACGGCGAAGCGAACGTGATCTCTTCGCCGGGCTTCAGGTACTCGATCATGCCTGGCTCAAAGCTCTCGACACGTTTCCCGGTGGCCGGGTCCGGAGTAGCGGGTGCGATAGGCGGACCATCCGGACCCTGCGGCTGCGTCACGAACGCAGCGAAGCAGGCCTCGATCTTCTTTCGAACCAGTTCGGCTTCTTCGTACTCGTCCAGATCGCGCAGCGTGACGACGACTGGCGCAAGCCACGGCACGCCGCGGACCTGGCCGGGCCGGTCCTTCCGGTAGATGTGCAGCACCTCGGTAGCCGGCACGCGGATGGCCTGCATCGCGGCCCCACCACGGCCGCCCGTCTGCACCACGTCGCCCGGATG